CTTTGTTTGATAGTAAAGCTGCGGCGTTCTTACAAGAGATACAAGAACAGGCAGACTCTGCTGAACAATCAGGAGGCCCACAGGTCATGCGCCCCACTACAACATACGCAGACTAAGAGGTAAAACGAATGGCTAACAAAACTAGCTTCTATAGCGGCTCAGCAGTAACCCCAAACCAAATCAATGCAATCCAAAGCAGTGTCGATGCTACGGCAGCCTCAGAAGCCGCAGCTTTGGCATCTGAGAACAGTGCAGGTACTGATGCGTCTACAGCGACTACCAAGGCATCTGAGGCTGCTACGAGTGCTACAAGTGCTGCGACTTCTGAGACAGCAGCAGAGACAGCACAGTCTGCTGCTGAAACTGCCGCGACAAACGCCTCTACATCTGCATCCACGGCAACGACTAAGGCATCTGAGGCTTCTACCAGTGCTACAAATGCTGCTACTTCAGCTTCCTCAGTATCGTCTGCGGCATCTACAGCAACGACTAAGGCATCTGAGGCTTCTACCAGTGCCACAACAGCAGCCACCAAAGCGTCAGAGGCTTCTACCTCCGCTGCTGCCGCTTTAGCCGACAAGAACGCAATCACAGGCCTAACCACAGCCACTGGTGCCGCTGGTTCTGCTGTGAGCTACAACAGTGCGACCGGCGTCCTCACGGTGCCCACAGGAAATACTGGATCGCAGGGTCCTACAGGGCCAACTGGTGCAGATAGTACAGTCGCCGGTCCTACTGGACCCACCGGACCACAAGGGGCGACAGGGAACACTGGTCCAACTGGCCCACAGGGTCCAACTGGCAACACAGGGCCTACAGGCGGCACAGGGCCTACAGGCAACACTGGTCCCCAAGGTCCAACAGGCGTAACAGACGCAACTAATGTGACAGCCGCTGGCGCTTTAATGGACAGCGAAGTTACAAACCTTGCCCAAGTTAAAGCATTTGCCAGTGCAGACTACGCTACAGCCGCTCAAGGCACCACCGCCGATGCAGCACTTCCTAAATCCGGCGGAGCTATGACGGGGGCCATTACAACCAACTCAACTTTTGATGGCGTAGACATAGCCACCAGAGACGCAGTGCTTACTTCAACTACTACCACCGCCAACGCGGCGCTTCCAAAAGCTGGCGGGACGCTTACAGGTGCGCTCTTAGGCACTTCGGCAACTTTCTCAGGTGATGTTGTTCTTAATGCGCTCACTTCCATCAAAGTACCCTCAGGTACTACTGCACAACGGCCTACAGGCGCAAATGGCATGTTGCGCTACAACTCAACGGATGCACAGTTTGAGGGCTACGCTGATGGTGCTTGGGGAGCTATTGCTGGGGGCGGCGGCGGCGATACTCAGACTGTCACGACTACAAGCACTACACAAACGGCTCTAGGATCTTACGCCAAGGCATCTTCGCTTGGAATAGAGATTACTGTCATCGCCACTGACACAGTTGCGACAGAGCGAACTATTACCAAGCTGCTCGTAACACACGATGGCACAACTGCTGTCGCCACACAGTACGGCGAAGTGAACACAGCCACGGCTATGGCTTCTTATGACGTTGATATTAGCGGGAGCAATGTTCGATTGCTTGCAACTGCTGCATCCACCAATTCAACCAACTTTACGGCAGTCGCGGTAATACTTGCGTAACAAAACAAATGACTAGGGGAGAGTGAACCATGTCAAACAATAAAGACTTCAAAGTAAAGAACGGCATTCAGCCTACGTCCTATCAAGAGGCGGTGGGTACTGTTAATGTTGCAAATAGTGTTGCCACCCTAGACCTATCCACAGGTTCAGTCTTTGACCTAACCCCAACGTCTAACATCCAAGTGTCTCTGAGCAACCCAGCCGCAAGCGGGACTGTCTCTAGTTCTACGTTGTTGCTTAGTACATCTGCAACAGCCTACACGATAACATGGGATAGCAGCATAAATTGGGCGGGTGGTACAGCCCCGGTAAGCCCCGCCGTAGGTGAGACTGACGTGTACTACTTCAGCACCCGTGATGGTGGCACAAGCTACATCGCTAATATAGCAATAGATGGAGCTAAATGATGGCTAATGATAAAGACTTCATCTTAAAGAACGCTGTTGAGGTTGGTGGTAGCACTAAGGTTACTGTTGGTGATGCGCCTTCTAGTGGTACATTTGACCTAGCCACAGGCAACTACTTCGCCACTACCCCAAGCGCAAGCGTACAGTATGACTTCAGCAACGCTGGGGACACACAGACGTTTCAGCTTGAGGTGACGCCCTCTGCGACAATCACCATAACATGGGATGCTGACATACAGTGGGCTGGGGGTACGGCTCCTGATAGCCCTGCTAATGGCGAGAAAGACCTATACACAATAACGACAGATGATGGTGGCATAACATATGTCGGCAACCAATCTGGCGATAACTTTAGCTAAGTGGAGAGTGAAACATGGCTAATAATAAACCATTTAAAATAAAGAACGGCCTGAGTGCCAAGGTGTATCTGCAATCCAGCAGCGCCTTGGGTGCTTCAGATGTTGACGTTTCCGCTGGTAGCTATTTCAGCAAGACACTGACAGCAGACACAACACTGACATTTAGTAATCCACCAGCTTCGGGTCTTGCTGGTAGCTTTGCTCTGGAGATTACTGGTGCTAATGTGACTGTTGGGTATGATATAGCTAATGCAGCTTATGACAGTGTAAGTTTTTACACGGGCACATTTTTTACTCAGCTCCGTGGGCTAACCTTCAAGCCTGACGGTACTAAAATGTATGCCACTGGTAGCTTAAATAGAGTACAGCAATACTCGTTGAGTACCGCTTGGGATGCAAGTACAATATCTTATGATAGTCAATTCTATGTATCTACTGAAGACACGGGTGTCTATGACATAGCACTTAACAATAATGGGACTAAGATGTATATTCTTGGTGACACAAATAACAGTATATTTCAATACACCCTCTCCACAGCCTATGACCTAAGCACAGCTTCTTATGATAGTGTTAGCTTCTCTGTTGGCACCCAAGAAGGCACTCCTAAATCCCTTGTATTTAAGCCTGATGGTACTAAGATGTATATTTATGGTACAACTGCGAGAACCATATTCCAGTACAGCCTATCCACAGCCTATGACATAAGTACAGCCTCGTACAACAGTGTTAGCTTTGCTGTGAGCACTAGCTATCACATCTACCCTGCTGGGCTTGCGTTCAACAATGATGGGACCAAGATGTTTACAATGGGATATACCTACGACGCTATACGTCAGTGGAGCCTGTCCACCGCTTGGGACGTAAGTACAGCTTCTCATGATAGTATTGGCTTTTATTTGGGTTCTCAAGGAGGGTCAATGTTTGCAATGAGTTTCAGTAGTGATGGCACTAAGCTGTATACGGTTGACTTTGCCAATGACACGCTCTTCCAATACTCCACATCAGGTCTCGTAGCAACCACAGTAACCTACCCATCCTCAGTCAAGTGGCACGGGGATACAACCCCAGCTTCACCAGCGCCCGGCGAGAAAGACCTTTACGTTTTCGTAACAGCCGATGGTGGGACTAACTACTACGGCAAGCAAGCGGGGGATGCACTATCATGAGTAACTTAGCAATGATGATGGGGACGGTCAGTAACCCTCTACCCGCACCAGCGTATACCCTAGGTCTTACTGCTTCTTTAGACAGTGTGAGTGGGAATAACGCTGTGTGGGAGCAACGCACCATAGACATTAGCGCATACGCAACAGCCACGGTAAGATTGGTGTTTTACTATGTCAGCGGCACAAGCTATACAGGGGACATACAGCTTGACGCGATAAACATTGATGGAAACTTTCATAGTTTTGAGACTGGTTATGACAATTACGAGACAAGTACCAATGAGTCTAGCACCTACGCAGGCGTAACATGGACAAATTCCCTACAGACCGCGGCCTCCCCCAAATTTGCCCGAGACTATGCTGGGACTCCTAGCTCTGGCACAGGCCTTACTTCTGCGGCAGATGGGATTTGGTACCTGTTTGCCGAAACCTCAAGTTCAGGTTCTCCTAACACCCCCTTCTGGTTAAAAAGCCCTGAGGTGACTCTGGGTTCAGCCCCCACACTAACCTACTACAACGCAAGATATGGTGCCACTATAGGTACCCTCAACGTATACCTAGATGTTATTAGTTAAAGGAGGAATTAAATGTACTACGTCAAGATAACAAACGGAGCAGTAGCCCAGTATCCCTACTCAATTGACCACCTCCGCCGTGATAACGCAAACGTGTCCTTCCCACGCGCAGTTCCAGTCGAGATCATGCGAAGGTACAGCATGGTGCCTGTCATAGTGGACGACATGCCAGAGTATGACGCTCTGACACAGAAGGTCACTAGCGCACCAACACCAACACGCAATGGCAACGATTGGGTTATCACACACGTTGTGGTTGACCTAACTTCTGATGAGATAGCGGATAATGATGCACACGCAGCGTTTTTAAACAGAGTTACTCGCAACAAGCTACTAGCAGAAAGCGATTGGACCCAGATGAACGACAGTCCTCTAACCAATGAACTAAAGACGGCTTGGGCCACCTATCGTCAAGAGTTGCGTGGGCTTAGCGACATTGACGAGTGGCCAAATCTGGATGCTGACGACGATTGGCCTGTTGCTCCCTAATGTCAGAACAAGACGGTTGGCACTTATCCCGAAGTGTCCCCGCAACCCTCCTGCTTGGATTAGCAACACAAGCAGCCGCGATAGTCTGGACAGTCAGCATGATGATGTCTGACATCGACCGCAACTCTCAGGATATCGCCGAATTCAACAACCGAATGCAAAAGGTTGAGGCTTCTGTCCAAACACTAGCAATCTCCATGGCTCGCATAGATGCAAACATCGAACACATCAGGGCTTCGGTGTCCAAGATGGCGGACCAATAATAGAAAGGGGGCCTTATGATCGATCCCCTGACCGCTTTTGCAGTCGTCAAAGGTGGCCTAGCCGCCGGTAAACAATTGTACAGTATGACCAAGGAAATCAGTAGTTTCTTTGACTCTATAGACAGCGCAAACCAAAAGCACCAGAAGAAGAAGTCCTCAATATTTGCCAGCGCAAACGAAGAGGCCATGGACACCTTTATGCTCAAACAGAAGGCAGCAGACGCCGAAGAGCAACTCAAGGAACTCATCACGAATACTCGGGGTTACTCAGCTTATCAAGAGCTACTTTCGATTAGACGTGAGATCAGGTTGGAGCGCAAAGAGGCCCAGCGGCTCGCAGTATTAAAGGCCGAGGAACGCAAAGAGATGATACTGTCAGGCGTCCTGATCATTGGCTTCCTCCTGACTGTCCTAGGGTCAGGCGGTGCATACCTTTGGCACTTGGGCTTCATCAAGTTTTAAACACACAGCAAGGAGGTCCCATGAACGAAATGGTCCCCGACAAGAAAGCCTATCAGGTCAACCGCCGCATGATGTGCTGGTGCGCCCTTGGCATGATGGTCGTAACAACCGCAGCAACAATCATTGACCCAGCGCGGATGAATGCCGCCAGTGCCCAGATTATGATGATGTACGGCTCCCTTAGTGCATTGGTTGGCGCTTACTTTGCGCTGGGCAACAACAACAACACTAAAGATGAACCTACACAGAAGGTAGATCACAATGCTTAGTATAATCACAAGTGCCGTGGGGCTTGCGACCAGTTTTCTGGACGGTAAGGCCAAGGTTAAGGCTGCTGAAGCTGAAACAAAGATGAAGATCGCAACTGGTGAGATTACTTGGGAGCAATCTGCAATTGAAGCCTCAAATAACAGCTATAAAGATGAACTTTGGACTGTGGTTTTTGTTGTTATTCTCGCTGCTAATTTTATACCTAGCTTTCAAGACACCATGGCATCAGGATTTGCTAATCTTCAGAACTGTCCCGCGTGGGTGCAGGCTGGAATGTATGCCTCCATAGCAGCCTCATTCGGAATACGGACACTTAAAGGATTTGGTAAATGAGTGAAGCAATGAAGACCCTCCAAGAGAAGGTGGGTGTTGGTGCTGATGGCTCCTTTGGCCCTAACACAGCTAGAGCTATAGCCAAACACTATGAGCTATCTGCCAACCATGGTGCCCACCTGTTAGGTCAGGCGCACCATGAGTCTGGCGGCTTCCAAAAGACCACTGAATCGCTGTACTATTCAACACCAGAACGCATACAAGCTGTGTGGCCAACGCGCTTTGAGACCATAGCTGATGCAGAGC